TTTCTGATATGGAAAAGAAAGCAAAGCAAATGAACTTTGTTAAAAATTTAAAAAAAGAAGTTGAAACCGGCAAGAATGGTACACAAAAATATGTTATCAAGCAAGGTGAAAACAAGGGTAAAATAGTGTGACAGAGTTAATTATCGCTCTTCTTATGGTTGTCAACGGAGAGATCAAGGAACACAGAATTCAAGAATCTATGTCTGAATGTTTAAAAGGTAAACGTGTCGCAACAAGAACAAATAAAAATAATAACATAAATTACACTTGTATCAAGTCGATGGCAGAACTTGAAACAAATATAGATGGATCTTTTTCAATTAAGAAGTTAATATTAGAATAATGAAAAAATGTAATAAATGTAAAAAAGAATTTGAACCAAAAGACGAATTAGATATGTTTTGCAGTGACGAGTGTAAACAAGAAGCACTAGCTGATCTTGACAATGACAGCGATGAGTGCTTAAGCTGTCAGTAATGTCAAAAAGAAAAAAAATTACAATCAAAACAGAAGTAGTCAATGGTAAATGTCCAACGTGTGATGAGTTCACAATGATGGTAAATATCGATGTGGTATTTTTTAGGTGTATGAATTGTGGAGCAGATTTAGAACAACACGTAAATGGTAAGATAACTTATCTACCAGTTATAACAGCACCTAAAGGAGCAAAACCATTTGTTAAAGAATGGCTAGACGACGATGGCGAAAAAATTTAAAGATTTTGTAGGACACGAAGCTACATTTCATAAAACATCAATTGGACGTAGTCCAAGTAAATGTAAAATGAATAAATCTAAACGTAGATCCTGGAAAAAGTATCGCGGCCAGGGGAAATAATATGAAATGGTTATTAGTAGTTTACATATGCTCCGGCATTACTGGAGAATGTAGAATCCCACCAGAGTATCCAGCAGTAAAAAATAATTATTATGATTGTGTCCAAGATGGGTTGGGCGATGCTTATGAAATTTTATTTGGTAGTGAGAGTGTTTTTAATTCTGAAATAATAGTCAACTCACAGTTGTATCCACAATATAAATGTTCTCCTGTTAAGGACGAAGGCAAATTAGTTACTTAAGAATCATTCTAAACTGTCTGCTCGTCCCAAGAAAGGGACGAACAAACAAAAGGTGTGAGAAGAGAAGTAAATATTATATTAAAAATTATTTACTTGCAACCCTTGTTTTATTATTGTAAATTCCCATATATGAGAAGAACAAAACAAAGAAAGGAATACAATGGCAGATCCTGCAAAATATAAATCTCTATCAGTACCCAAAGAAGATTGGGAACGATTGGGTGTACTAGCAACGAAGACTAATAGGACCCGATCAAAGATGATAGGTAGACTTATTAGATTTTTTTTAGATAACAAAGGTGGTAAAGCAAATGGAAAAAGTAAATCATAAAGCTATTTGTGATCATTGCAAAGGCAACGGATATTTAAGAGAGAGTAATGGTTCTTATACCGAAGTTCATCAATGTCCAACTTGTAAATCACAAGGTGAAGTAAAAATAACAGAGCCAAGTTTAGAAGAGTTAAATGAGATGGCAAAATTTGCGAGGCTACAGTGAAAAATCCTGTAGCCAAACAACTACGAACACCTAAGTTTAGACAAAAGAAAGTAGAAGATAAAAAAAAATATAACCGGAAGAAAGAAGTAGTCGGTTATTATTACAATGGTTACGAAGACAAATCAGAAGTTTTATATAAGGAGAAGAAATGACAGAGGCTGAAGCTGCATACATTGCAGGATTATTTGATGGTGAAGGGACCATTACTTATAAAAAATACAAAGAAAAGAAAAAGAATGGAACTTATGATTGTTGGAGAATCTCGATGGAAATCGCAATGACCGATAGATCTGTTTTAGTTTGGTTAACAGAAGTTTTAGGTTGTGGTACACTAAATAAAAAACCTAGAAAGAACGGACACAAGATGCAATGGAGATGGCGTTGTGTATTTAGAGATGCCTTTCACGTGTGTTGTTTATTATTTCCATTTGCTCACGTAAAACTAGATAAGATACAAAAGGTTATTGAACACTATTCAACCATACAAAAAAAAGATAATGTAGTAAACTTTGAACATTACAAAATGTGGATATCAGAAAGGACTCAATGAAAAAATATAAAAACGTAGATGAAATGTTAATGGAACAAGAATTAAATTCTAAGGTATTTAAAAGTGATCCATTACAAAAAATTTTAGATCCTAATCGTAATAGAACAGATCGATTTAATAATAATTATTTGATGGAGTTAAAATGTAGATACCACTCTGTAGATTTAATTAAGAGTTGGGGTGGTGCTACGATTGAAAAAGATAAATACTATGCACTGACACAGAGTTGTGGAGATAAAATTCCAGGCTATGTTAATAAATTTCCTTGTGGTAGTTATTACGCGTGGAATTTAAAAAAAATTAAGGAGCCTACTTGGTATGAAAAGATGATGCCTAGGACTACCAATTGGAACAACGAAAAAATTAAAAAGGTTGTAGGTGATTTAAGCTTTGATGATGCTACTAAATTAATATGAAATTAAAAAACATTTATAAATATCCAAGGACCGTACGTGAAATGGTCGAAGGACAACGACACTATATTCTTAACAAAGAAAAACTACCCTCGGTGACTACTGTATTATCCGCTACCCAAAGCGCAGAGAAGCGCGAATCGCTGGCCAAATGGCGTGAACGGGTGGGAGAGGCTGAAGCAACGCGGATCGTGGATTCTGCGGGCGCGAGAGGGACAGCAATGCACAAAATATTAGAGAAGTACGTTCTTGGTGAAGGCTATCTTGATGAGACAACAGTTGGTAAGCAAGCACACAATATGGCATTACAAGTAATTCAAAGTGGATTGAGTAATGTTACAGAATATTATGGAACAGAATGTACGTTATATTATCCTGGATTATACGCAGGACAAACAGACTTGGTAGCAATACACAAGGGAGAAGATGCAATCATCGACTTCAAACAAACTAACAAACCAAAGCGTAGGGAATGGATTGAAGACTATTGTCTTCAACTAGCAGCTTATGCAATGGCACATAATTTTATTTACAAAACAAAAATTACAAAAGGTGTTGTGATGATGTGCAGTAAAGATAATTATTACCAGGAGTTTGTAATCGAGGGTGCAGAATTTCAAAAATATAAACATAACTTTTTAAGGAGGGTAGATGAGTATTATAAAAATAGATCAAAAGAGATTGGATAATATCGCTAAAGCTTATTGGAATACATCTGGTGAGATGAGAGAGATGTGGGGACGTAAATGGTACGAATTAATAAAACAAATAGGAAGGAAGATAGATGAGGCTAAGAGATCTACAGCAAATTCTGGAAAGATTCACTAACGGACAAAAAGGAACTGTTATATCTGATTGTCCAGTTTATATTGAAACTATGACAGGACACTTAGAGGATGTTAGACGTATTGAGATACAAGAGAGCAATATAATTGGTGATGCCAATCCTGCTAGACTTGTAATCAAAGCAGATAAAAATGAATTATTTAGATCAAGAACATTTAAACAGAGTTAAGAGGTTCCCTGGGAACGGGGTGGATGCGAGAGTGGAAGCCCCGTGCGCATAGAATTGGTTAAGTATCCTGACGTATTTTTACGATCAGCAAGTAAAGATGTGCCTTTTCCACTAGATGATAAAACTAGTAGGTTAGTAAAATTTATGGCAAAAGCTATGTACCAACACGAAGGTGTAGGATTAGCTGCAATACAAGTTGGATATCAGCTGCGTATGTTTGTAATGGATTGTTCAAAGAGCAGAGAAGAGTACAAAGTATTTATTAATCCAAAAATAATTAGTACAAGTGATGAAACAATGACAAACTTTGAAGGCTGCCTATCTGCACCCGGCAGGCAAGAAGAGGTAAAACGATACCTTAGAATCGTTCTAAACTATCAAAATGAGAAAGGAGAAGAGAATACAAAAACATTTTACAATCTAGAGGCAAGATGTGTGCAGCACGAAATGGACCACCTAGAGGGTAAACTTTGTATAGATTATGAAAAAGTTAACAATAGAAGCAACAGACATAACTCCAAAACAATGGGCTAATTTAGTTTTAGAGTTGAACATAATGCGTAAACAATGGAAACCATATGCAAATATAAAATTGCGAGGTCAAGGTGTTAATAAAATTATTAATTATGGCACAAATACGTCAAGTATTGGCTTTGTGTCAAAAATGAGGCTGAAAGATAGGTAGCTGTGCCGATGTATAGGGAGATTCTGGAGCAATTTTATTTTTTTAAAAGTAAAAAAAACCTCTGGCACACTTGGCACACCCCTATTTTGACTTATAAGTGTTGGTATAAGCGAATAATAGTGTGCCAAGGGTCTTGGCACAGCCTGGCACAGTCAAATAAGCTATATTTACCAACACATTTCTCAAAATGTACTCGGCGCGCGGGGATTTTTTTATATTTTATAAAACTTTTTTGCCCTAAAATTTCCCTATACAGTATAAGATCAATATGAAACGTCTGAAAAAATCTAAATACAAATCTGTTGTAATCAAAAAGAAAAGATATTACTTCTACAAAATCACGTGGTTGGATATCACAGGTGATAGCGGGCACGCAGACTTACATACAGCAGAAGGTTTTATGCCATCTGAAATGGTAACTCACGCATACCTACTTAACAAAGATAGTAAGAATGTTAGAACCTTTGCAAGTTATGAGGTGAATGATGAGTTGTTTTCTGATAGAAATGTATTTCCAAGAGGATGTATAGTAAAAATGGAAAAGATAAATGAAAAATAAAACCTTGACTAAAAATATGCCTAACGTAAAATGGCAACAACTTCCACCAAGGAAAGGACCAGACTCAAATGGAATACAAACCAGTTATAAACAAATGGTCACTAGTAAAAAAGTTTCCAAGAAAAGTATTAAATAAAATTAATCTTTTTGTGAATGGGAATCAAGGTTGGATTCTTCTTGCAATTCTAGTGTATCTAATTCGATATCTTCAGGCGTAATATTAATTATCTCTTTGTTATCATCAAGAATCTTTTTAAGTTTATCCTTAATCTCATCTGCAGATAAGTTATCTATATTACCTGTCATAACTAACTTCTGATCTACATACAGTCCACCTGCTTTACCACGTGCCACTTCTGCATTTACAGCTGCACTCCAGGCTTTGTTTTCTAATGCTTTGTTTCTTATTTGTGCCAGCTCTGATACGTGTCTTTCAAAAGTTATGCCATATTTCTCTCTTATTTCTGCTCTTAATTCGCCAATATATTTGACAACTAAAGGAAAGTATTTTGGGTTACGCATTTCAGCTGCTGCTTTTCTTGCACGAGTTTTGTATCCTGCTTGGTAAGCGGCCTCTGCTGGTGACAGTTTACCCTCATTATAAACTAGCAATTCTGCAAATTTAATCTGTTGTTCTGTTAATCTTTTTGGTTGTGACATAGCTTGTAATTTACCGTAATCTAGTGTAGTTATCAAGCAGGAATTCCGGTGAAACCAGAGAGCAAATTTTGGAAATTAATTAAGAAGAACACACCTAAAATCCAGTGGACAAGACTGGAGTCTTGGGCATCCTTCGGTGTGCCAGATCTATTGGGATATAAAGATTCTTGTGGTTTTTTTATGGTTGAGATGAAGATAGCTAGAGGCCCTAAAATAAGCTTCAGCCCCCATCAAAAGTTGTTTCATCAAACCAGAACTAATCGGAACTTTATCATACTACAAGAGCCTCTTGTAGGTAAC